AAATCACTATCTAAGCCATCAGGTCAGCGTCCTATCATAGCTACCTTATTTGGTGAAGGCGGAATGGGTAAGACAACTCTAGCCGCTATGTTCCCAAAGCCAGTCTTTATCAGAACTGAAGATGGAACGGCATCGCTTATGGGAAATGACAACGTCAGCCTGTTTCCATTGGCCACATCATCTACTGACGTTTTAAGTGCAATTGAAGCTCTAGCCACTGACAAGCATGAGTTTAAGACATTGGTTATCGATAGCATCACGCAGTTGGCAACAATGATCGAAAGCGAAATTGTAGCGGCTGATCCTAAAGCTAAATCTATAAACCAAGCTGGGGGTGGATATGGAGCAGGGTATGGTACTGCATCTGAGAAGCACCGCCAAATCAGAGAATGGGCAGGATCTCTTGCCTATGAAACTGGAATGAATGTGGTCTTCATTGGCCACGCCGATACTGAGACTTTGGACTTGCCAGACATGGATGCGTTCCAAAGATACACGGTTCGCTTGCACAAGAAGTCTTTACCTCATTATACTGACAACGTCGATTTGGTGGGGCTAATCCGACTGAAGACATTTACGCGCGGAGATGGCGATAAAATACGAGCCATTTCTACAGGTGAACGTGAGATCCTGTGCTTCCCACAGGCGTCAAGCGTCACTAAAAATCGGTTCAACATTACTGAACCACTGCCATTTACACTTGATGGCGGCAACCCATTTTCTAAATATTTAACAGAGTAGGAGAACTCAAATGGACTTAAACGGATTTAACGCGCTCGACCATGAGCCAACACAGTCAAGCAATCCCCTGCCAGCGGATTGGTACGAAGCAGTAATTGTTAGTAGAGAAGAGAAAACAACTAAAGCTGGCACAGGCTCATACCTAGAATTAACAATTGAGATTGTCAGTGGCGCATTTAAGGGTCGGAAAGTTTGGGATCGTCTAAACTTAAAAAACCCAAATTCGACAGCAGTAGAAATTGCACAGCGCAGTCTGTCATCAATCTGTCGCTCTGTTGGTGTGAACAACCCAAAGGATAGTATTGAGTTGCTCGACAAGCCACTGATGGTCAAAGTGGCTGTATCCCCTGCATCAAATGGCTACGAGGCATCAAACAATGTAAAAGGATATGAAGCTACTGGTAATACGCGATCTCCAACATCAATAGCTACTGAGACAGCTACTGCCGCAACACCACCGTGGAAAAAATAATCTACTGAAGGATGGGGCGTATTTTTCGCCCCATTTTATGAGTAGATGGAGAATAAGATGAATTTAGAAAGATACATGATACCAGAAACTGTGCGGCTCATTTTTGAGAAGTATGAGGTCAAAAGAAAAAATGAACACAGACCTCACCTTGGTGGATCACAGATTGGTAATAAGTGTAGCCGCGCTTTGTGGTATCAATTTAGACATGCGTGGACGCCTAGTTTCTCTGGGCGAATGCTGAGACTTTTTGAGACTGGTGATCGTGAAGAGGATCGTGTTGTATCTAACCTTAGAGATATCGGTGTTGAAATATGGGAAGTAGACCCAGACACAGGCAAGCAAATTAGGTTTGAGGCTTGTGGTGGTCACTTTGCATTGTCTCTAGATGGAGTAGGTCGTGGTTTTCCTGAGAGTAGTAAGCCACACGCACTTGAATTTAAAACGATGAATACAAAGAGCTTTAGAGACATTGATAAAAAAGGATTGCAAATAAGCAAACCTGTCTACTGGGCGCAAGTTCAGGTTGGAATGTACTTGGCTGAATTGGACGACTGCTACTTCTTTGCAGTCTGCAAGGAAACTGACGCTATTTATGCGGAGCGTGTAAAGATAGACAAAGTTGAGGCCAAGTCACTTATCAGTAAGGCAAGCGACATTATATTTTCTGAGACACCGCCATCCAAGTTACACGAAGACGCTAGTAATTGGGAGTGCAAATTCTGTAGTTATTGGGCTGTGTGTCATGGGTGCAAAATACCAGAAGTTAGCTGTAGAACGTGTTGCCATGTGACCCCAGAGAAAAATGGTACTTGGAGTTGCGCCAAAGGTAAGCCAGCGGTCACTTGTGATGAACATCTATACATCCCACAAATCATGCCAAAAGATTTGGTAGTACACGATGCTGGGGATGATTTTGTTGAATATGAAGATAAAGACACTGGCGAGATTATTAAGAACAAAGGTAACAGCCAAGCTATATTTAATGGGAGGATGGTGTAATGGCGTTTAGACCAACATACGAAACCTCTGAGGATTTGAATAAAGAGACATTAGCGATAAAGAAATTTATTGCAAGTTTTGGAAGGAAAGGCTCTGTGAATTTTGCAAAATTGCCCATGCAATACAAAATGGATTTTTGTTTAATCGACAACGGAAAAATACGAACTTTTGTAGAGGTAAAATGCAGAACAAATAAAAAAACTGCATATTCCACATACATCATTTCCATGTCTAAAGTTGTTGCCGCAAAATCTTATAGTGACATTGGTATTAACTGCATCCTTTTAGTGCAATGGGCCGACCAAATGGGTTGGATTGATATGCTCAACAATAAATGGGATGCCAAGATTGGTGGTAGAAAAGACAGGGGAGATTGGCAAGATATAGAGCCTGTAGTCCACATCCCAATTTCTGAATTTAATATTGTAGGTGAAGCATGACCTTTACCCTTAGAGACTACCAAAAAGAAGCGATAGATGGGTTGTATAGCTACTGGGCAAGCAAGTCAGGGGATAATCCACTAATCGTTGCGCCTACAGGTTCTGGGAAGACTGCGATCATCGCACAACTGATTTCAGACGCCATGAGCTACCACGGCACGAGAGTTATGGTTGTAACGCACGTTAGAGAGCTTTTGGAGCAAGGTGCTTCAGGATTGGTTAAGCTGTACCCACAGGCTGATTTTTGCTTCTACAGCGCGTCTGTGGGTGAGAAGCGACTAGACAAACCTATTATATTTGCAGGGATACAAAGCGTATGGGAGAGAGCCTACGAGATCGTCCCTGCAATTGATTTGATATTAATTGATGAAGCTCACATGCTACCCAAGAATGAAGGCACTCGATACAACAAATTTATAGCGGATATGAAGAGTTGCAATCCAGATGTTAAAGTTGTTGGACTGACTGCCACGCCATACAGATTGGACAGTGGATACTTGCACAAAGGCGAGGGAGCTATCTTTGATGGAATTGCACATGACATATCTGTTGAGATGCTCATGGAGCAAGGTTACCTGTCTCCTGTCATATCCAAGGGCGGAATTAAACAGATCGACCTGACAAATGTCAAGAAGCGTGGTGGTGAGTTTATCGAGAGCCAATTGGCTACTGCCGCATCAGATCCAGAGTTGGTTGCGTCTACAGTCGCAGAGATTGTTGACTTGGGATCAGATAGGAAAAGTTGGTTGGTGTTTAGCTCTGGTGTAAGCCACGCACAAATGTTGGCAGATGAATTTGAGTTTCACAATATATCAGTTGGAGTTGTCACTGGATCAGATGGTAAGAAAACCAGAGATCAGACAATTGCTGATTTTAAATCAGGCAAACTAAAATGCCTGATCAATGTGAACGTATTGACCACTGGCTTTGATCATCCTTCTGTGGATCTCGTTGCGTTGGTTAGAGCTACAGCATCAACTGGATTGTATGTGCAAATGGTTGGACGTGGCACTAGAATTGCAGATGGCAAGGAAAACTGCCTGATATTAGATTATGGTCAAAATGTTGAGCGTCACGGATTTATCGATAAGGTTAAGCCAAAAGATAAAATGAGTGGTGGCGATGGAGAAGCTCCAGTTAAGACATGCGAGAAATGCCAAACGATGGTTCACGCCGCCGCTCAAGTTTGTCCTGAGTGTGGATTTCAGTTTCCACCACCTATGCTTAATCACAGTTCAAGTTCATACCGAGGTGCTATGTTATCGTCTCAAGTAGAATCCGAGTGGGTTGATGTCGATAGTGTATGGTATTCAAGACACAAAAAAGATGGAAAGCCAGATAGTGTGAAGGTGACTTACAATTGCGG